CAGCATCTCGTAAAAAAGCTGCAGCAGCTAAAAAAGGAAAGTCGAAAGAGCCAGAAGTTAAAACACCTACTAAAAGAACTAAGGCTCGTAAAACTCCTACTGCTAAGAAAACTCGTCAAGAACTACGCGATAATCTTATGGAAATGATGCGTGGCCGTCCAGATGAAGCAATGACTACTGTAGTAGGAAAGGGAGTATCTTCAGCTAAGAAGAAACGAGTAATGAAACCAAGTAAGGCTCGTAAAAAGGTTGAGCAAGAAACAGGTGAAACTCGTTCAGAACTAGAATCACGTATTGGTAGAGAAGCTTCACAAATGGGTGTACAACCCGGTGGTGGGCCAGCAGGACCAGCAAAACCTAAATATAGACTAAGCCGTGAACAAGCATCAGAAGCTATGCGTGGTAAATATGATGTAGAATCTAAAACTGATGTTGAAGATGATTTAGTAGAAATGCTACGTAAGACTGGTCTTAAAAAGGGTGGTAAAGTCTCAGGTAAGGCTCGTGGGTGTGGTGCTGCAATGCGTGGCTATGGTCGTGTTATGGGAGGACGTAAATAATGTTAGGTTCTATAGCTAAAGCAGGTGCTAAAAAATATGTAAAAACTACAGCTAAAAAAGCTAAATCTAAAAAAGCTTCTAGAAAAGCTGCTGAAAAAGCTGTTGGTAAAGAAGCAGCAGACGTAACTAAACCTGCAGATACTTCTCCTCTTGGTAGAGAATACAAAGGAACACAATCAGAATCTACCCCACTTCAGCAAGCCGGTGGTCGTAGGGCTGGTGGGCAACGTGCTTATAATGCTGCTAAAAGAGAAAAAGATAAACTTGAAAAAGAAGTATCTAAACTTAGTTCATCTTCATTAAGTGAAAAAGAAAAATTTGAAAGGCTTCGTTCTTTAAAAGAACAAATAAAATTATTAGATGAGCGAATGGAAGGTAAAAAAGGTTTATCAAAAAGATACGCTATTAAGAAAAAATCTGGCGGATCAATGAAAGTTAAATCTTATAAAAAAGGTGGTAAAATTGGACGTGGCTGTGGTGCTGCTCTTCGTGGTGGCGGAAAGGTAATGAGGTAATTTAATGGGTTTAAAAATTACAGATTTTATGGGGGCTATTCCTGCTATTGGTGGGAGAATGGATAAAGAAGATCGTGGTTTTCTTGTTGGTTTGCTTCCCGGTGTTATGTATAAAGAATCTCAAAAAAATAAAAAGAAAGGTAGTCCAAGTAAACAAGTTGCACAAGCTTCTAATGTAGGACAGGCTCAAGCTTCTAATGTAGGAAAGCGTATGAAGAAGGGTGGTAAAGTTTCTTCTTCTAAAAGCAAAAAGAAGGTCTATAAATGTTCACACAATAGGCTTTATTAATGCCTTTAAAAAAAGGTAAAAGTAAAAAAACTATCAGTGAAAACATTCGTAGAGAAATGAAAGCTGGTAAACCACAAAAACAAGCAGTAGCTATTGCACTTCAAAAAGCTGGTAGGAGAAAGGCAAATGGCCGTAAAACGTCGAACAACAAAGTCAAGAAAAACTACCGCAAAGCCTAAATCAAAAGTTAATCAGGCTGGTAACTATACTAAGCCTACAATGCGTAAAAGACTTTTTGAAAGTATTAAGGCTGGTGGTAAAGGCGGTAGACCGGGACAATGGTCAGCACGTAAAGCACAAATGCTTGCAAAACAATATAAAGCTAAAGGCGGAGGTTATAGATCATAATGGAATGTAATTGTAAAATGTGTCCTGTACATACAGTAAAACGTATTATTGCAAAGATCAAGGCTCTTGTAGGAAAATAAAGTGGCTTTGAAAAAATCACAACGTAGTCTTAAATCTTGGACTAAGCAAAAGTGGCGTACTAAATCAGGTAAGCCATCTACGCAAGGTCCAAAGGCTACTGGTGAAAGATACTTACCAGAGAAAGCTATTAAACGTCTTAGTGCTAAAGAATATGCTGCTACAACAAAAGCTAAACGTAAAGCAACTAAGAAGGGTAAGCAAGTAGCTAAACAACCAAAGAAGATTGCTAAAAAAGTAAGACGATATAGAAGGGTTACATAATGGCTGTACGTAAACGTAAAGGCGCTGGCATGAAAGGTATGAGCATCAAGAGTGGTGACAAACGTCCCACTAAATCTGGTGCAGGAATGACCAAGAAGGGTGTTGCTAAATATCGTAGGCAGAATCCCGGTTCTAAGCTTAAAACAGCCGTAACTGAAAAGAAACCTTCTAAAGCACGTGCAGCACGACGTAAGTCATATTGTGCACGATCAGCAGGACAAATGAAAAAGTTTCCTAAAGCTGCTAAAAATCCTAACAGCCGTTTGCGTCAAGCACGTAAGCGGTGGAGGTGTTAATGGCTATAGGTCGTTCTAATATATCACAACAAGTTACTAAACCACCTTATAAGAAAAAGAAAAAGAAGAAGATTAAAAAGGTTGCTAAAAGAAAGGCTAAGTAATGACTACTAGCGGTACATATAACTTCTCAATGGATATTGACGAAGTTATTCAAGAAGCAATGGAGATGATTGGTGGTGAGCAGACACTAGGACACGATCCTAAGTCTGCTCGTCGTTCAATTAATCTACTGCTACAGGATTGGCAGAATCGTGGTGTACTGCTTTGGACTGCTAATACAACTACAGTTTCTGTATCTACAAGTGTAACAGCTTATGCACTAGCTTCCAGCACTGTAGATGTTCTTGAAGTTGTTGTCAATCGTGACGATACTGATCTTCAACTAGAACGTATTACAATGGAAGAATATCTAAAAATTCCACGTAAAGGTCAAACAGGTCGTCCATCACAGTATGCTATACGACGTGATAGAGATAATCCAACAATGTATCTCTGGCCTATTCCTGAGAATACAACAGACCTTTTAAAAATTGAACAAGTGCGGTATACTCAAGATGTAAACAAATCTGCTGTACAGACTGCAGATATTTCTAGACGTTTTTATCCCTGCCTTACTGCAGGACTATCTTACTTTATGTCAATGAAACGTCCCGGTGTAGAAGGTGGACGTATTCAGTTTCTTAAAGCTGAATATGAAGAACGTCTAGCACGTGCAATGGATGAAGATAAAGAAAGAGCAAGTCTACGAATAGTACCAAACTTAAATAGAGTTTAAGAATTATGGCAAGCACTAAAAGAGCATTAGCAATATGCGATACGTGCGGTTTTCGGTATCCTCACAGGGTACTAAAAATGAACAGCTACGGAATGCTAGTTTGCCCAACAGACTACGATGGTGCTTATGACTTAAAGAACCATCCACAAAATAAAACACCCGATGTAAGAGACAACCCAGCAATTCGTAATCCACGCCCAGAACTTAATGCTGAACGAGGAACTGATTGGGAAGATGCTGCACTAATTTGGGAAGACACTGACAACTATTGGAATAGTATATAATGGCTACACTTACTGGAACACAAATTGCTAATACATATAAGCAACTTTTACAAGTTGGCAGTGGCAATACTGGACTAACTGGTACAGTACAATCTGTACAAGATGGTCAAGGTAATAATTCACCTTTACAACTTAGTCAAAGTGCTGTAAATATTAATGGAACATTTCAACTAAGCGGAGTAACACTTACAGCTAATGCTTCAACTCTTAATGCAGTAGCAGACCTAACAGGTGCTACAGGCATTGTAGCTGTAAGTGGAGGCAATGTATATGGCAGAACAATCACTGGTGGGACGGGTGTTTCAATCACTAATGCTGATGGCACTGAAGGCAATCCTACTATTGCTCTTAATACTACTGGAGTTACTTCAGCTTCCTATGGTCCAGCAACTAATATAGAAGTAAATAGTGTAGGACAGATTGTAAGTGCTGGCGCAGCAACAAGTGTCAGTGTTTCAGGTGTAACAGCTAATACATTTACTGGTGGTACTTTTGCAGGTACAACTGGTGACTTTAGTTCAAATGTTTCAGTAGGCGGTAATCTAGTTATTGCTGGTGAGTTTAGTCCTGCATCACTAAGCGTTACTGGTACAATTAATGCTAATAAAATATCAGCAACAGACGCAACATTTAATGATGTAGTTAGTGCAGCATTCTTTGTTGGTGATGGTTCAGGACTTGTTAATGTTCCATCTGCAGAAGGTGGTACAGTAAAAACTTTAGAAGCTGGTACTGGTATTGCATTATATATAAATGCTGGTGTTACAAGTACTGTAAATAGTAGCGGTACTATAGCTGTAAGTGCAAATCAAAACTTTGGTACAGTATCTGTAAGCACTGCATTAGCAGTAACAGGATCAGCTTTATTTGGCATTGTTTCAGCTACTAATATTGATACAGATGAACTTCTAATTGCTGGAGTATCTGCTGCTACAGTTACTGAAGTAGCTGCAGTTTCTGCACTAACACAGACAAATCTTGATTCGATTACTTCAATTAATACTGTAGTTGGAAATGTATCTGCAGTAACTTCTGTTAATGCAGCAGCAATTACTTCTATTAATAGTATTATTGGTGATGGAAGCAACTTTGCAACATCAGCAGAACTAGCTGCTACATCTCTTGCATTAGCCACTAGTATTGATACAGCTAATACACGAATTACTTCTGTAAGTGACTTTGCAGTAGCTTTATCTGCTACTATGGCTACAAGTATTGGAACAGCTAATACAAGAATTACATCTGTTAGTGATTATGCAGTAGCACTTTCAGCTACATTAGCTACAAGCATTGGAAATAGTAATACAAATATTACAACAAATGCTAACGCCATTACAAGCATTAATACAGTTGTTGCAGGTGTTTCAGCCCTAACATCAGTTAATGCTGCAGCCATTACATCAATTAATACTGTTGTGGCAGGAGTTTCTGCGCTAACAAGCGTTAATGCTGCTGCTATTACAAGTATTAATGTTATTATAGGAGATGGCACAGGCTTTGCTACAGATGCTGAATTAGCTTCAGTATCTAGCCGTGTAACTTCAGTAAGTGATTATGCAGTAGCTTTATCTGCTACACTAGCTACAAGTATTGCTAATGTATCTTCTACAATGGCTACAAGTATTGCTAATCATCTTCCTCTTGCAGGTGGTACGCTTACAGGAACAGTTAGTGGTACAGACTTTTATGTTAGTGCAGTAGCAATTGGCGTAGATACTTTATTAGGTAAACAACTTCATATTGGAACTGCAGCAGTAGCTGATATTGTAAGTCTTACAGATGGTACAAGCATTGCAGTTGACTTTAATGCAGGTCAAAACTTTGCTGTGCAATTAGCAGGTAACAGAACATTAGAAAGTCCAACGAACTGTGTAGCAGGACAAACAGGATCAATACTTATTATACAAGATGGAACAGGGGGTAGAACATTATCTTATGGAGGTAACTGGAAGTTTCCTGCTGGTACTGCTCCAACATTAAGTACCGCAATTTCAGCAGTTGATAGAGTGGATTATATAGTGTATACTTCTACTGCGGTTCAAGCTATAGCAACATTGGATATAAAATAAAAATGGTATTTAATAACAATCTTCTTTTAGGTGCAGCAG